AGAGCAGATACTGCACGAGCATTTGTAAAGTAAAGGTTTGTTGTACCTTCATCAAGATCATCTGTATCGGAATCTGCAACACCATTTTCTGCGGTAATTGTAAGGCCAGATCCGTTTCCAGTAATCTGAATATTTGTTAATGTTGCACTTGTTAGGAGTGCTGCTGCATCTGTCTTTGCACGAGCAGTTGTGTAGTAAAGGTTATTTGAGCCTTCTGCTACATCGTCAGTGCCAAGAGTTACGCTTGAACCAAGGTCTGTATCAAAACCGTTAATGGTAATTGAGTCATTTACAAGTGATGCATTGGCAATGTTTGAAATTGTATTGCTTGAGCCATCAATTGTCTTATTGGTTAGAGTCTGAGAATCAGATGTTCCAACAATATTTCCTGTTACACCATGAACTGCAGTTGTAGCATTTTGATGTGTAGTTAGATCTCCAGAAACTCCAGATACCTCTGTATCAACATAATATTTTGTTGCAGCATCTTGATTATTTGTTGGATCTTCAAGATTTTCAATTGTATATGTATTTGCTGCATCAATGTTTGCACTAAGCAATGTTCCAGAACCAAGGGTCTTGTTTGTAAGAGTCTGTGTGTCTGATGTTCCTACTACACTTCCAGTTACACCGTGAACATTGGCTGTTAAATCAATGTGTGCGTCTAGTTCTGTATCAACATAATTTCTTGTAGCTGTAACAGTTTCATCAATCTCAAATGTATTACCATCAAGAGTTAAACCGTTGCCAGCAAGGTATGTTCCAGCTCCAGAAAACTGTGTGAAAAGAATTGGGTCTGTTCCAATTGTAACTACTCCAGTTGATGTTTGTACCCAACCAGTATTATCATTAGTATTACCTCCAGTTACGAAGATAAAATCACCGCCGTCTACTTCAGCTGGCGCATCAAAATCTGTTGCACGAATTGCTGAGCCAGATGGTTGAACTTCATAAATACCGTTTTCTGCAGCATTTGTCTGATTTTTTACAAGAACACGATTTCCAGATGCTAGTGTTACACCATCAATCATATCTCCAACCATAAGGTCATTAGCGATGCTGATATTTCCTGTTGTAGCAGTTACTGCTGATGCGTGAATGTGTAGACCTTCAGAAACTCCATCAACATATGATTTAGTTGCTGCATCTGAGGAACTTTGTGGCTCACCAAGGTTGGTAATTCTATATGTTCCTGCATCAAGATTATTTCCTAGTGTTTTGTTTGAAAGTGTTTGTGAATCTGTTGTTCCTACAATATCTCCAGTAACTCCGTGTACATTTGAAGATATATTATGATTATCTATTGCATTAGAAAGATCTGTTTCTGTTGCAACAATAGTATTATCTATATCAATTGCTCCAGAGACTGTAGTTAGACCATTTCCAAGATGCGCTGAAAATTCACCAGTTGTTGAGTTATAATTTAACCCATCACCAGCTGAAACAGCGCCACGGGCTAAAGTATCAGAAAAATACTTATTTGTTGTGCCTTCAGAAACATCATCTGTATCAAGTGTTACACTTGAACCAAGCGCTGTTGAATAACCATTAACTGTAATTGAATCATTATCAAGAGCAGCATTAGGAATATTTTGAAGTGTATTATCTCCACCATCAATTGTTTTATTTGTAAGTGTTTGTGACCCAGTATTGGTTGTTACAGTACTATCTATATCAAATGTACCTGTAGATGAATCATAATCTAATCCAGTACCGCCAGTAAAGGCACCACGAGCAAGTGTATTTGAGAAGTACTTATTTGTAGCTCCTTCTGGAAGATCATCTGTATTGTGATTTGAAATATCTGATACTGTACCAGTTATGTCTGCTGTAATTGTTCCTGCAGCAAAATTGCCTGAACCATCACGCTTTACAACTGTGTCTGGTGTATTGTTTGGTGTTGCAGTTCCGCCAATAAGACCAACAATGTAGTCTTGGTCGTCCTGCTTTTTTGTAAGAATGTCATAATTGTTGATGGTACCTGTTGTGCCTTCAACAATCAGACCATTTTTTACCTTAAAGTCTTTTGCGACTGTTGCCATTTATTTATCTCCTTAGTTTTAAGCCTTGAGTCCAATACGTGCAAAACGTACTGTGATAGGCGTAATACCCACTGCTGGAGTTACAGTTAAGTTTACTGTAGACCCCACCTTAGAGACGCTAATGGTGCCAATATTCCCATCATTGTCTATTGTGCCATACTCAGAAACATTTACATTTGTTCCATCAACAAGTATGCTCAATTCTGTTGCATAGTATTTATTATCTCCACCTGATGTTTTAGCAATAGAAACTAAATATTTTACAAGTCTCCATGTTGTTGCATCAAAGTTGTCTATTACCGTTGCATTTTCAATGCCATAAATTGTATTCTCATTGTTGCCGAACGTACCAAGGTCTGTTGACTGGGCTGCAACGGTATCAATTAAATCTTCATAATCTTCCTGAGTGGGACGATCACCAGTTTGAAATTTAGTTTTTACGAGTGGTAGTGTAGTTCTGGCCATGGTATGATTATAACATATTTTTCTTAAAGTATATAGTTAGAATAACCAATAATTTGCAATCCAATGCCAGGGATATTGTTTTGATTGTACCCTGGGATTCTTATATCTGTAAATCTTATTCTAAATGGAAGAACTTCATTGATTAAAACAGTACCCCTGGATTCTGAAACGGTAGATCTAAAAAATCCATCATTCTCAATAAGAACAGTATTAATCTTTTGTTTATCTGTTATTATTGCTCTTGCTACCATTATGCAGTAACATCCTCAAGGATAATCATTTTACCTTGAGCTACCGTCCAAACAATCTCATTTTGTGGCAAAGATAGTTCAATATCAAAAATATCATTTGTTTGAAGAATACCTGATTGCTCTGCTGTAAGAGAAACTGTAAATTCTCCTGGACCATCATCTGGGTCTGCAACTGGTGTAATATTTAAAATTAATGTTGCATTATCTGTAATTGCACCTGGAGTTACTGGAGCAGATGGTCTTTTAACTTGCATTTGAATTGTCCAGTCTGCGATTGTTAAAGGATCTTTATTATCATCTGTTACATAAACACGAAATGAAGCGGTATCACCACGAACAACCGTCCAAGAAACATATGGTGGTGTAGCACCAATAGAATAATTGTCTGATCCTTGCCCTCTATATGTAGCCATAATTCTCCTATATTAAAATCTTTTCTTATTATATCACCATATGACTTGTACTTGTGAGTAGTTTTATGATATACTAGGTGCATAGCACCGTTATGGTGCTATATGCATTTTAGGAGGAAAAAACTTGACAAACAATAAAATGCTGGTAGGGGTAATTAGTGGTACGTTTCTGTTAGTATCTATTTTGGGTGCTATACCTTCTCATGCTACTAATAATAATTTATCTAAACAGACTGCAGTCTCTCTTGCCACCCCCAAGGTGGCTTTTCTGCTATCTAAGGATAAAAATGAAAAAATACTTACTAAGTATGAAAATGCGACAAGTTTGACTGACAGCCAGTTGGTTGAATTACTTAAGGCGGTAGGGTTCAAAGGAAAAGCTTTAAAGACTGCTTGGGCAGTTGCTAAAGCTGAATCCAATGGTCGTCCATTTGCTTTTAATGGAAACACCAAGACTGGAGACTCCTCGTTTGGAATCTTTCAGATTAATATGCTTGGTACATTAGGTCCAGATCGTACAGAAAAATATGATCTTGATGTATATGCTGAGCTTTTTAGCCCAGTTAAAAATGCTCAAATTGTATACCGTATGACAAAAGGCGGTACTGATTGGAGTTCATGGTCATCCTATAATAAGGGTGCTATTTATAAATGGCTAAATAAATTTCCTGAGTAATTAGGAAATAAAAAATACCCCCTCTTTTTTGAGGGGGTTATTTTTTTTTATTTTATAGTTTTTTAATTACTTCAATTAACTCTGTGGTAATGCCTAATTCAGCAAGTTTTTCATGTACCGCCGCTTTTGCAGCATCTATTTGTGATTGTTCTGCTAAGCGCTCTGCTTCTTGTGCTTCCCATGCAGACTTATCTACAAGATGTTGAGCATACTCTTCATCATTCATTTCACGAATAATTTCTTCCTGTGTTTCTACATTAAATATAGATATTAACGGTTTCATTATTTTTTAAATCCTTTCATTATAGGGCTCCAAAAACATAAAATCCATTAGATAGTGTAGAGA